ATGTTCGAACAACGCGTAAATTCTGACGTACTGACCGTTTCTACCGTTAACTCTCAGGATCAGGTAACTCAAAAGCCCCTGCGTGACTCGGTTAAACAGGCACTGAAGAACTATTTTGCTCAACTGAACGGTCAGGATGTTAATGACCTGTATGAGCTGGTACTGGCTGAAGTTGAACAGCCACTGTTGGACATGGTGATGCAATACACCCGCGGTAACCAAACCCGCGCTGCGCTGATGATGGGTATCAACCGTGGTACTCTGCGTAAGAAACTGAAAAAATACGGCATGAACTGATACTAGTCAGTTAAGTACCTGTTTAAAAAGGCGCTCTTCGGCATGGGGAAGCGCCTTTTTTATTAGTGTTTATACATATGTTTATACACATTGGCTCGCACAAATAAAAAAGCACCAGAACATAGTCCAGTGCTTTGATAGGTTTGATTTATCACCTTGGCTTTTCCGGCTTTCTCCATTGATACGGTTTGGCATCCATCCTTTGCCGATGGCGTTCTTTCGCAGCCAGGCAAGCGGCAACGCGATTGCGCACCATAAGACGATCCCGACCGTTAAGTTCATGGCCCTGCAACTCAGCCGCTACCATTATTGCTTTCTCTAATACAGTCCGATCCAGCATACAAACCCTCAGTTGATTGACTGGCTGTAACCTGCGAAAAGTTGCTCATTTACCGTCAGCACTTCTTTCATATGCTCATACCATCCGGAAAAAATAGCCCCTTCGGTTCCCGGGTAGCCTGCCAGAAAGCACATCAGAATATCGTCGGTGAGTTTGTCCTGCTGATCCCAGTCAACAATGAACTGTCTAAACAGAGCGTACGCCTTTGCTGGGTCTCTGTTCTGCCACGTTTCGACAACAATCTCGAAAGGAGGTACGGTGTAAGTCACCTGCACCGGCAAAGGCTCGTATTTCGTCGGTATCAATACCTCTCGGGTAAAGACCTCACCTTCCGGCCAGAGTTGGGCTTGAGTTGTCAAAGCTGATCCTCCACATAGATACCCGCTGAGATAATTGCACCGCCGATACGGCGCTTACCGTAAAGCAAGGGTACCGGATAGCCCTGCGCGGCAGTATTAGTAACGCCACCAAACGCATACGAGGCTTTATTATCGGCACTTTGTTTGCTGGCCAAACCCGTAGGTTGAGGTGATAGCATCTGAACAACACCGCCCAAGGCCATCGCGGCGCCAAATTTATAGAAAAATGGTGAAGCTGCGGCCCAAGGTGTAAAACTCAGCACAGCCCCCACAGCAATTAGCGCAGCGCCGAGAATTGTTTGCAGCACGCCAGCTTTTTTGCTCCCGATTATGACGGGAACAATTCGAATCGTCCTGTTGCCATTCGGAAAATCGAGATCATCCTGAGTTACGTTCTTTTTGTCCACGAATACAGCGAACGTAAGTCCTCGGGCTTTGCTGGTATTCATGAACTTCTGAAAGCCGGGAATGGTGGCGGATAACGCAGTAAACGCCTCACGTGTCGGGCCAATAATTCGTTGGTGCGTACGGCCAAATAGTTTAGCCAGCGAGCCACTCAAAAGAATGGTGCTCATTGTTTCATGGTTTGCTGTATTCATCGTTCTACTCCTGTCAGATACCGTTAAATGTCGCCAGCCGTTGTTTGTGGCTGTCGCTCATATCGAAAGCAAAATCCTCGTGCTCAGCCTGGAAGGTACCGAACGCCATCAGCGCGGATACCGCAGGGTCTATCTTGTTGGAGGATTTCTTCTTGTTGGGCTTAATGTTGGCGTTAGCATCAGACTCCATCACCACGTTACCAATCGCCCAGGCCAGAACCGGATCGCCGCGATGGCGCACCACTCTGCGGTTAACGAACACCTCAAAGGATTTCGCTACCGGACTGAATTTGAGATAGGTTTGCGGGAACGGCTCCACATCGAGGCCCGCCCCCTGTAGCTGGGTGCGCAGATGTGTGGCGTTCCACGTATCGAAGCCCACCAGCCGGATATTGAAGGTTTCAGCATCGCGCAGAATATCGTCACGGATGCGGTCATAGTCGATGCAGTCGCCGGGCGTGGTGCGTATCCATCCCGCTTTTACCCACTGGCGGTATATGGCGCGGTTTTTGTTGGCGACGTTAAGCAGCTGCGCTTCAGGCAGATAATGACGGGTAAGGAGTCTGATCTCCCTGTCGAACGGGAACGCGTAGCTTACGCTGGTAATATCACTGGTAGAGGACAGGTCAAATCCGGCGTAGCACTCCATTCCGGCCAGATCGTCTTCGGTATAGTCGAGCGCACAGGCATCCCATGCACCGGCACCCATCCACGGTGTGGAGCCCTGACACCAGATATTGAAACGCTTGGTCAGCATTTCCACCCACTGCGACGGTATGCCCCGCGCTTTCTGGATGGTGGATTCCAGTTTCGCCGCGTCAACTGACACATGAAGGTTAGGGTTAGCTTTGATCCACATTTCAGGCTGCTCAACCTCGCTTTCGTCGTCCAGCTCGTAGATCAGGACAAACAGCGAATCGTTGCTCTCTTCCCCGGCCAGAATCTGGCAGCAGTAGTCATAATGCTGTTTACAGGCAGAGACAACGTTACTCCCGGCGGTCGTGATGGCGAACAAAATCGCCTCCGGACGTGCGCCCATACCCAGCTCAAGCGCGGAATAAACGCCGTTATCAGGGTGAAGGTGGTACTCATCGACAATCGCCAGGCTGGGGTTAGTCCCTTCAATGGTGGCCGCTTTCGCCGCCAGCGGCTTTAACAGGCTGTTGCTCTTCGGGAAAATGACCTTATGCGCCTGGATATTGACGCGCTTTTTCAGCGGCCTGGACAACAGGCACATCTGGCGGGCATCGTCGAACACGATTCGGGCCTGATCCCGGCTCACCGCCGCCGTGTAGATATCCTGCTGGCCCTTTTCCATCACCAGAAACCAGTTAGCCAGCATGGCGGCTACGGTGGATTTGGCATTCTTGCGCGGCACCTCAATAAAGGCGCTGCTGTACTTGCGGCGGCCTGACTCCCTGACCTTAAAGCCCAGCAGGTTAGCAAAGGCGAACTGCTGCCAAGGCTCCAGCTCGATAGGCTGACCCCGCAACGGGCCTTTGACGTGTGGACAGAGCCGGGAGAAGGCAATAAACCGCTCCACGGTCGCCGTATCGAACTCATAACGGGGGTCATTCAGGTCTGAAAAGTACCTTTCAACGGCCTGTTTTACGCGCTTACAGGCCGGAATTTCACCGGATTTAATGGCGTTTGCGTAATCATTCCAGACGGTCAAGCTCGTCCTCCTCTTCCGTTTCTACCGGATTACGGCGGCGGCTTACCGGATCAAAGCCCAGCAGCGACGACATTTTTATGAGAATTTTTTCGGCATCCGCTTTTGCGCTCAGTGCCGGGTTACGGCTCTCACCGCCCTGGCTGTTCACTATGCTAAATCCCCGTGTGGCAAGGTCTTCCACGGCTTTGCGGTACATCGAGTAATTGACGCAATACAGCTCAAGGTTGTTCCAGTCGGCAGGCGTCAGATCCCCGCGCTCCGCCAGCTGCTTCGCCTTTGCTTTCCACTGCTGCGCCGCGATTTCATCAAGGTAGGCAGGCGGCTTGGGTGGTCTTGCCATAACTTACTGTTTTCCTGTCTGTTTTATTTTCAAAAAAATCACCGTGCGTAAAAATTTGAGGGGGCCGGTGGTTCCTCGCTGAGAGGGGTTTGTCTTTAAAACCTCCCCCACCCCGTCCATTCGGCCTGTCAGCGGTTGCGAAAGCATTCCATAAGCTCCCGGTCACGCTGGCTCATGCGCTTTGCTACGGGCTTCTTATGCGCTCTCTGTCTGGCTGGTTGCCATGACTCACGCTGCTTTATCAGCCCACTAATCAGCCGCTGCTGTTCCTGCTCAGTCATTGTTTGCCTCATAGATCCAGTCGGTGCGATGACGTGCTGCTTCTTCCTGCTCGCGGAACTTACCGGCTTTACGCTGCTGCTTCGTCACCGGGTCTGTTGTGGTTGTCTTCCGTCCATGACAGGCAGCGCATAACGACTGGTGATTACTGGCGGGCCAGAACAGCACATCAGCTTCACCCTCGATAGGGATGATGTGATCGACGATAGTTGCCGATGCATAGACGCCAGCCTTGAGACAATGGACACACAGCGGATTAGCTTTTAGAAAATGACGACGGTATTCGCCCCAGCGGTTGGAGTAACCACGCTCTGTTCGCGTACCTCTTCGGCTGTCGCTTTGTCGGCGGGCATCCCGCTTATGCTCGTCACACTTGCCAGACTTCACCCGTTTATTACATCCCGGCTCATTGCACCGGCGTAGTGGTTGCCACGGCATCAGTACACCCCCACATCACGATAGACAGACCACAACGCAGAGACAGCCATCGGTATCTCTTTGGCGTCGGTATCACCAATCATCGTGCGGTACTCGTACAGCTGAGATACGTACATCAGACAGCCAATCTTGATAGCTGGCGTAAACTCCAGCCCGTTATCAAACCGCTTGCCGATATGCTTCTGGCAAACCTCCAGCGCCGCATCGATGTACGCCTGTATCAACGTATCTTCGTAATCATCATCAATACGGCAATGCAGCTTTGCTTCATCCAGGGTGATTTCTGCTGTCATTTTTCCGTTCCTGTCTTGCAGAGAATTTCCAGCCGGGTACCTTCCGAATCAGGAATAGGAGGCCCGATAATATTGAGAGTGCTGCCAGCAAACGGGCCAGTAAGCACTTTCAGACGGTTGGCTGCGGTAATATCACGGCGGAAACGCACCCAAACGCGGATCGTCGCTTCGGCAACCTCGGCACCTGACGCCATTAACTCTCGGCCACTGATCCCCTTAACCTCAGCCCATATGGTTTCCCCGTCTTCCCAGACCTGAACAACCTGACCGGACGGCTCCCTGTGGGTAGTGAATACCCGAATAGTGACGCGGCTTCTCAGCCCCCCGGCTCTCATGCGTCACCTTCCTTGCCGTCTTTGCTGATCTTCACTTCCTGCTTCCATGCCTGGCTGAATTCGTCACCACCTTCACGCGGCGGCATCCCCTCGCGCTCACGGGCTTCGTTCGGGTTCATGATCCCGTTCTTAATGCCTCGCTCATAAGTGGCGTAACGATCGGTAGGTGTGGCACGGAGAAGGTCAGCAGAGTCAAACTCCACCTGATAGCGGGTTCCCGGAACCGGAGAGGCCACCAGCAAAGCAGATTTGATTTGTTGCTCGAAGTTCGCCAGCCACGGGCGCATGGTCATGGTGAGAAAGGCGCGGCTCGCTTCGCTGAAATTGCTGTAGGTGCTGTTGCTGTATTCCTGCAGGAAGATGGGCGACACGTTGAACATGCGGGCAATGTCTTCAATGGAGAACCGGCGCGACGCCAGCCATTCGGCATCCTGATTGCTCATGCCAAGCTGCTTGTAGTCCATGCCACCTTCAAGGATCGGTGTTTTACCGGCATTTCTGGCGCCCTTGTAGCGATCCAGTGCATCCATCGCCTGTTTGCCCTTCACGCTATCGAGCCACTCTTTAGTGACCACCACGCCAGCCGCCATCATGCCATCTTTCATAATGCTGGCACCGTGGCGCTGCTGTGCCAGACCTAACCCCAGCGCCTCACGGCAGACGGTGATAGGCGAACGCCCCAGAAAGCCATCATCGGTGGAGTAACGCAGATGCAGAATCTCTTCCTGTAGATAGGTGCGCACAGCCCCGGTAAACGGCTCTGTAACGGTGTATTTGTACTTATGCTGGCCGATACGCTCGGGAACAACCGCCCCCGGCGCATACGGGTGCAGGGATTGCGGCTGGCCGTCGCGGCCCCACTTGATCACCGCATAGGCGTTACCATTCAGCAGACAATGGCGCATCATCGTGCGTTTAAACTGATAAGGCGTCTGGCAGTCGTTCGGCTGCTCGTTCAGGAGAAAATCCACTGGGTGATTACTCAGCCATTCTCGCGCCTCACGACCATTATCATTACGGACGCGGTAGAGATAGCAGGGCATTGTTGCCACCGCCTCACTGATAACTGATACGGCGTTCATGACCGCCGGCAGAGATTCCGCAGTACCCGCAGACACATACTCGCCTGATCCAGTATTTGGAATCCCTGCCATCGCCAGCCACTCATCAATGGTCATACTGCGCTGTTCGGAGGGTTCAGACTTACGGCCAAACGGCCAGATATTCCACATATCAAAGCCCCGCTAATTCAGCCCAGCGGCGACGGTTATCGCCAGCGCGGCGCAGTTCAGGATGTTGGGAGAAAAGCGAACGGTGCGCGATTTCCACGCCAGACTCAGGATAAGCAGGCATAGAGGTAACGGTAATCTCCCGCAGTTCGGCAGCGGTAACAGTGCGCAGGTATGGAGACTGAGCAATATCCCACGCCTCTTTCAGCGCCCGGAAACCAAAGCTCATGCCGGAGATATCCCCGCGCTCCACCAGCTCCAGCACATCGTTGCCAAGCTGGGTATTCGGCGGGGTCAGTTCGAAGCGCAGCCCGGTATCGTCTTCGGACAGCACCAGCGTGCCGGATTTAGTGCGGCCCAGCAGCTGGGTATAGTTATGCTCGTACAGCGCACGCACATCGCTACCGGATGCCAGGCTGTCTTTAAACGCTCCAGGCGCAAACTGCTCGCGGAACTCGTCCCAGATAATTTCTGACAGGCTGTTCCAGCGCACGGCATAGCCCACCAGCTTTTTGTTGCTGGCGCTCACTTCGGAAGTACGGATTTCAAAATCTATAGTTTTCATTACTGGACTCCACAGAGGGCAAAAAGGGGCCGAAGCCCCTTAAACGTCAAATCAGGAACCGGAGCCGGAAAGCTCAAGCACCTTGATGGCGTTGGAGTCCACCACGCCGCCGCCCAGGTATTTATCGGTATGCACCTTGTAGAAACCCGGTTCGGTGATGTTGTCAGGACGGGTACGCACGCCAGTGGTGTGATCCACGATGAAATAGCCGCGCTTGAAGTCGCCAACCGCGAGGAACGCTTTACCCGCCTCCGCATCCGGCATGGTTTCCAGATACTGAACAGGACGGCCCAGCAGCGTATCGGGAGAACCGGCAACCAGACGATCGCGCCAGATGTAATCCCCGTTGCCGTTTTTCAGCTTTTGCAGTTTTGCGGCGGTGTTGGAGTTCATCACCCATACGGCGTTTTTGCGGTATTTGGCTTTCAGCTTGTACAGCAGGTCGATCAGGCCATCAGAGGAAACGTCAGCAGCTTCCATTTTCTCCAGCGTGCCGAACGGACGGGTTTTATCGGCAGTGGCCGCGCGAGGGTATGACAGGAAGCCTTTGGATTTTTTATCACCGTCGCCGTTCACAAAGTCGCTTTCTTCGGTAGCGGTGAAGGTGTCGGCAATTTCAGAAGACAGCCAGCCCAGAATATCCACCTCGGAGAAGTCGAGAATCTCCTGAGTGGTTTTCGGGTAGGCGTAGATCGGGTTGAGTTTAATATCAACGCGCTCCATCTTCGGCGTGCTGGTTTCGGTACGTGGTTCACCTTCGGTACCGCGATTAACGGTAGTGCCGCCCACAGATACCAGCTTCTGGTATTCGTTGGTTTTGGTGGTCTTCACCGTTGCGATGGAGCGCATCACGCTATCATCCTGCAACTGGCGCATAATCTCTTTGTCCAGCTCAGGGATAACGTTATAACCGCCGTCAGCCTGCACCAGCGTTGAGAGAGAGCGGGTATCACCGGTCATGATGTAGTGGCGCAGCTCGTCGTTGCTTACTGGCTCACCTTCAACGGAAGTGCCAGGCAGATTGCGCTGATCGTCGGCGACGGCTTCAAGGCGGGTGATTTCAACTTCAAGCGCATCAGCCTGGACGCGGAGTTCGTCAAACTTTTTGCCCTCTTCTTCGTTCAGGCTGCGCTTTTCGGTGTCGGCTTTATCCAGCATGGAACGCATCTGGGTTTTGAGTGCGGCTTTCTGCTGGCGTAATTCGAGTAGTTTCTTCATGGAGTGGTTTCCGTATCAATTAACGTAGAGACGTGAAACCAGCGCTTGGAGGGGAGGCCGTTAAATCTTTTTCTGCCTCTCGCAGGCTGTACTCGCTACAGCTTGACTTAACGGCCAGTGGCGGCTCACGTCTGAGTGCCACTCTTCAAGATATACATGAAAAATATAAAGAAAACCCCCATCAGAGACAGGGGTAATCATGGGTAAACATGAGTACGAATAATTTACAAAATTTATTTATTCAGCAAATCCCGCATGTTCTTTTCCGGCATATCCTTACGCATTTTCTCCAGATGCGCGATGAGGAGATCCAGCTGTTCGCCATCAGCAGCCAGAGCCATTCCCGTGAACGAATCCACAATGAAGCCGTGAGAATCAATCATCACCACAGCATCTTTATCAAGCGCAGCAGCGTACTCCTTTACTCCCATATCCTGTACGGCATTTTCAATGCCATGCACCTTGCGATGTTCCAGAACATCCTTATAAGTAAACATTTTCTTTGCTCCTTTCAGTCAGAAATCATCTTCATGTTGTGGGCGCTGGTCAAAATCTTCCGGCGTATTGTATATTTCCCATCCCGGCGCGGCGGCGGTTGATTGTTTTGCGTCGTCAGTATCAGTTATGGGCTTCCGCCCGCCGCCCGGCCTCACCGTTCTGGCGCTGATCACACTGTCTGCGAGTACCTGATACCCCTGCTGTGCGGTGCCATCCTGCCCCGTCCACTGATTAAGCTGCATATTGCCCGCTACGCTCACAAGGTCGCCTTTAACATGCCGCGCCAGCGCATCAGCCTGCTTACCAAATGCGAGAACACCCAGCCAGAAAGTAGCCTGTCCATCCTCAGCGGCATTACAGGGCAGTGATACTGCCAGCCGCGCCATTGCCATATTTGTACCCTTGCCCGTAGTTCTGGTATTCGGATCGGCCACCAGACGCCCGTATGCTGATATCTGTGCTGTCATTCTAATACTCCCCACAGTTATAAATTAAAATTTGTACCTTAAACTGTCTACCTGTCTACTCTTTGATTTTTTACTTTAATATTCATTATGTTACACGGTAGAGAGTTACCTTTTAAAGTGTCTACTACTGTCTACCAGACTCTCTACCATTGTGCAAAAAACAAACCGAAAGTAGACACGGTAGATACCTTACCAAACACTGTCTACCAAGTGTCTACCCATCTAACCAATTGTTATTTAACATATTATTCATAACAGTAGACACGGTAGACACTTTATCGATAATTTTTAAATTCTACCCCTGCTCACCATTATTATTTCCTGTTGCTGCTGGTAGCCACCCATCAGCATCATCACCTAACAGGACATTTGAGATCGTACGCCCTTTATCCGGCCCCCGGGTGCACTGTTTGCGCTTGTACTCCTTGCCATACTCAGACATTGCCCCCGGCATATCAGTGCCGAACCGAGTCAATGATACGGGTTTACCCAGGCCATGCGCTGACATGTAGGCAAGGTATGAGTGGTACAGGTAACGCCTCGGGCTGAATGGCACCATCTCAGCATTGCCAACAATCATTCCCTCGCACTCAACAAGCGCCATCAGGTAGCCGCAAAAATCCACCAGTGAATCACCTTCTCTCTTGATGGCCAGCGCTTCTTCTGATTTCTGCTGCTCATGCAAAAGCTGTTTGGCTTCGTTCTGGCTGGAAAAGCGCACAAGCAGATGCCGGATGATTACCGCAAGCTCTCCTTCAATCTTCTCGGCCAGCATCGGATCGCGTTCGTTTTCCGGCACTACTTCGGTGAAGTTGAAAATCACCCGTCGCCGTGAAATACCGCCGCTGCGGTCACTGAACGTCATAGCATTGTTATTGACGGCCAGCACCACCGCCGGGATACGGGTTGAATATGGCGCTTTGTGTTTTGGGTCGATAGCCACCTTATCCCCGCCAGTGATCGCTTTAATCCCTGCGCCGTCGCCAGCGTATCGGGTCATATCAGGCATGATAATCAGCGAATAGCCCACCACCAGCGCCCTTTCCCTTGGGTTCTCCAGCGCCGCCATGCTCGCCGATACGGTGTTGGCCTTGCCCGCCAGCATCGTGCAGATCTCCGCCATAACACTTTTGCCACTTCCGCCCGGCCCCGTTACCTCAAGAAACAGCTGCCAGTCGTACCGGTTCGCCAGCACCATAAACAGAGCAGCCAGTACGCGGTCTGCTTTTCGATCATTATCCGCTACAGAGCGGCGGAGCCATTTCCAGAAGTTCGGCGCATGGGTTGCGAGGGTCTCGCCTTCTGCTGGTTCGCTGAACGGCAGATCACTCGCAACGAGAAGCCAGTCTTTTCGGTTGTGAGGCCGGAACTGTCCTGAGCGGGTATCAAAAACCCCATTGCTGAAACCAATCAGGTTACGAGCTGTTGTACCCATTACCGGGAGTCCCAGCTTCATTGTATCGACTGCTGATTTGATAGCGTTCTGTGAATACGCCACCTCCGCATCGATGTAGATCTGCGCCATTTCTCGCTGCAATTCTTTGTCTGTCAGAGGAACCCATACCACACCGTTGTAATGGTGTACCGTGTCGGAATCTGCATGGATCGCAAGGTCTCCATCGTAGTGAGCCAGCAGGACTTCTCCGCGCTGACTAGCCCCCATCTGATTAAGTGCAGGTGTAACAGCTTCGTGTTGATTCTCTTTTCCGCCGTCAATTGCCTTAAGTTTTACCACCACCTTTTCGCCCTCCGGCTGGTACATCGAATCATTAAATGCTGCTGCGGCTTCTTCCAGCCCGTATTGCTGGTGAAAATCATTCCAGTCGGCCTTTTCCTCAGACTGAGGTAAAGCCACCCGACCAGAGACAGCTTTAGCGGCTTTTTCTGCGGCTGATTTACCCGTGTTTGGTTCACCAGGCTTAATATCGTTATCAGCGGCGATGATGATCTGCGCATCCGGGTAACGCTGTCGTATCACCTGCGCAACTGGCAGCAGGTTCCCGGCGTCAATCGCTGCGATAATTGTCGCATCAGGGCGAAACTGCTGAACCGAAAGCGCCGTTGCCAGTCCTTCGGCAATAATCACCGTCTCCGGCGTTTCACCGGAATTAACCACGCAAAAAGAGCCTTTCTTCACCATTCCGGCCACCAGCCGCTTATTGCCATCTGGCTTAATCACCTGTGCGCCTGTCGTCGCGCCAGCACCGTTTTTCAGCACCAGCAGCAGAGATCCATCGGACAGCATCGGGAAGGGGCATTGAAGCCCCTTTGATGCAAGGTAAGCAGACTGACCCGGAGAGGCTTTCGCGACCAGCGCCGCAACTTTCCCGGCGATATCCGTCTGAGGCTTTTCTCTGGCTGGCTTCGGTTCAGGCATAGGCAGCGCCATCGCTTCGGCCACCAGCTCAGCCGCTTCTCTCGCACCGCACTGATTGACCTTCATCACCAGATCCAGCCCGGTACCCGCGCCACAGTGCGAACAGAAATACGTTCCCCGGTTATCTTTATTGTCGAACCGGTAGCGGGTTTTGCCGCCGCAAGCCGGACACGGACCCTCACCGCGATTCGTCGGAATCGCCAGGCGTTCCAGTATTGACGGCCAGTAGCCGTTTGCCTTGCTGCGTACATCGCTTACAAAGTCATTTTGCACTGTAAGCCTCCCGCGCTTTCACCAGCTCGCCGATAGAGTTATGCAGCAGAGACATAATTGCGCCGACACGGCAGGCTTCTTCACGGTGTTCGTCACCGTCGGGAATGCTGTCAATCCACATGCTCAGTACAGACATTGCGCACTCACTCTCTGAAAGTGCATTTTCAGCGTGCATCAGGACTTCAAAAGGAACCTGTCTCATTTCGTCTCTCCCATGCGCAGCTCGGCGATTAATGCCCGGTGAATTTCCTGATTAAGGTCACATACCAGTGAGATATGGTTCAGCAGGGTTTCCGAACATTCAGCACAGGCTTTTTCCAGAATGGTCTCGAAGAGTGAAGCGGCCAGCGCTGATTTGTATTCTGCCTGGTCTAAGCTGATTGGCTCACGCATGGCGCCCCTCCCGAACTGGCAGACGGCCAGCGAATACCATCACGCAGCCAGCAGGTGATTGCTCACGGGCTTCGCGCTCAGTGGTAGCGGTGATGTGAATGACGTTGCGCCCGATAGCGCTCAGTGCGAGAAAACGATACTGATATTTGGGGCGAGTTTGGGTATGCTGTATACAAGCCATGATGTTACTCCGATTAACGTTGTGGTTAGACGCCTCGGTACTGCTCCTACAGCCCGGGGCGTTGCCATTTCTCACCTTGCCAAAATCAAGGTGTGGGACACAAGCTAGCAATAACGTGTGGGACACGTCAAGACTTGAATTGTATTTTCTTTCGATTATTATTGTCGGACACCAAATACAACGGAATCCACAAATGGCGACTAAATCAGTAAATGCTAAGTCAAAACGAATAGATGCACGTGTCCCACTCTGCTTGGTTGATGCAATGGAAAACCTGAAAGCAGATGGAGAAAGTACTGGGCAGTTTGTTACCTCTGCGATTGAGGGTGAAATCAAACGCCGGCAGCGCAAGAAATCCAGATCGGAATCTGAAAGCTGAACAGGGTTACTCCCCGTAATGCTGTGGACTGCCCCTCTTAAAAAGGGTCTGTTTTGCGCAACTATTAATGAGTTGTGCAGAGGCTCCCCTCTTAAAGAGGGTTGGTTATCTTCGCAGCTCTCTACGTTTTTCGTCGGAGCCTCTAAACCACGTTTAACGTTGTTTTGCCATGAACCCGAATACTGTTCGCCTTTGTCTCGATCTCCGTACGTTAAACGTACGCGGTTAATTTGTGCGTACGGATTTCGTCGGCTCAAGGTTTGACCACCAGCGGCAAGCCTGGTAATCTGGCGATGTTTCTGTAAAGCGGTATTGCACTGGCGGCCCGGCATGGCCGCCTTTGTTTTGCCTGTCATACAATAGCCTCCACTTTCAGCCCGCCAGCGGTATACCCCTGAACCCGAACACCATCGACGCGATGACGCTTTTTCGTCAGAAAGCGGATGTGATCTGCGTAGACGTACTGCCATTTACCATCGAGTGCCACACGTTTAAACCACGGATGAGGCTTAGATATGGTCTGGACAACTGGCGCGGAAGCCTTGCAGGGCGTGGATTCTGCTGTGCATACCCCCTTATCGTTACCCGTTACTCTATACAGCCAGTAACTTGCCAGCTTCCCGGTCAATTTACGGGTGCGCACGGGGATATAACCCGCCTCACGCATCGCCTTACCAAAAGTGGCATCGTCCGGGTAATACTGGCGGCGTAGTTCCGTAGATACTGAAACGGCAAAGCTGCGTTTAGTCGGGTATTCCTGCCACTGGCCAACAAATTCAAAAGGAAGACCATTAACCCTTCCTTTGGTCTTGTCCTTGCCGCTTATCCCTGCATCATGGTCTGCCTCATGCACGGACACGCCGGAACGCAGCCACACCAGCCCGTTACCGTTGTGGCGCAATCCCAGATCGGCAAGCGTAAATTCACCGCGATTAATGGGCGACCAGTCACCGGAAATAACCTGTTTACGGTTCGCTGAAATATCGTGCTGGCTGGCTACAGGGTGAGCGAATCCCTGCCCGTGGAGGGCATTAATCTTTTTCATCTCAGATTACCTGTGGTTAATTAAGCAGATTTACGGCTGTATGGGTTATTGACGTTCTCTACTGCTGGCGGATTACGAACCCACCAGAGCACATCCGAAAGAAGCCAAGCACAGCTATTGCGGCCAAAGTGACAGCGCGGAGGGAAGCGCCCCTGCAGCTCCATCTTCCAGCGGCTGGAACGGGAAAGACTGGTGATCTCGCTGCATTCATCTTCACGGATTCGGCGATCAAACTTAAAGCCGTACTCTTCTAAAAGGGTGCGGCGCTGTTCAGGATTTGGCGGGGTAAAGGTTATATTTTGCATGCTGCCTCCACTGTTTCAATGTTATGCGAAGAGATTAGTGGATAAACGACCAGCATTTCCATTGATTCTGGAATCCTTTAAAAGAACATGCAATTCCATTGAAAGATAGAAATTCCATCAAGATAACGCTCCCCTGTTTAAAACAGTTTCCACAGTAATTTCAACGGCTGTCTCGAGAGAAAAAATCATGAATTTCAATAACTCGCCGAAGATCACCGTTCTTTAACGATTTGATTCACCTTGGATTGTTCATAACAAAGATGAACAATGATGAACGCTGATGAACAGTGATGAATAACCATGAACAAAGATGGAAAAAGTTAGCAAGTAATGACCTAGTAGGGACCGTGGATGGAGCTAGGTATTGTTAGGTGCTGTCGGGTGCCGTTACGTGTCATAACGTGTCATTACGTGTCGTTGAATGCTGTTGAATGCTGTTGAATGCTGTTGAATGCTGTTGAATGCTGTTGAATGCTGTTGAATGCTGTTGAATGCTGTTGAATGCTGTTGAATGTAACGGTAATACACATCAAATATAACAATTGAATCTCCTTGGCGATCATAGAATCGCCAAAAGCTCCAACAAATATAATTAATTAGTATTTTCACATGAAATATAAATAATACCTACTAACACTGCAAAATAATATTCATTCCGTATAATAAATCGAATTTAATGCCTTTCGAATTTTCTCATATATTGCTGATTTAGATAATCCAGTTTTAGATATACCTTCCTCATCAGCTAATTTATATAGTTCGTTTAAAATAGCCGAGATGCTTGGTTTTTTAGAGGTGCCAAACGAATGGCCTATCTTATGTGCTATAAGCTTGACCAGCATCCCCATTAATTTATCATTATATTCCTTTTCATCTTCTTTACGATGCAAGCCGCGTTTGCTGCTTTTCAATGCAATTCCGACCTGTAAAAGCTCATCCCCTCCCATAGCATAAAGATGCTCTTTTCCTTTGTTTTGATTAGCAATTATAGCCACCGCCGCAAGGCATCTGTCCTTTATGGGTTGTGGTGTAATATCTTCATCAATAAGAGGATATGCCAGAGCAAACATATAGTCTGCGGGATAGGCTGTTGAGTTTCCACCTCGAAATAATTTAGATGCTGATAACCATCTACTCAGTTGTCGATAGTATATATTGTAAGCTTCAACTTTCGCTTCAGGGATATCAGCAGTTTTAACTGTCGGATCTACCCCACACATAAGTAGTGCAAGTTGTTTAATATTTAGCTCCGGGGCTTTGGCTTCTCGCTCGAAAATACCCAATTTTAGAAAACTAGTCAT